CGCTTCGTCGTGTGGGTGATCCCAGACCTCTGGATGATATTATCAAGAGTGTGCTTATTAACGGTGACGACCGGCTATGTTTGACGACTCGGGACGCCGAGGCCGAGTTTTGGCGGTTTAACAAGGAGTATCTAGGCTTCGAGGAGTCTAAGGGTAAGTCCTACAAGCATCCTAGATATGCGAACATCAACAGTCAGTCCTACATCTGCGATTTGACAGGTCCTTGTTGGAAAGTTCCGGTCCGATGCTCAGGTCTCGAATGGGGTCAGAAGAAGTTGGATGAGCCTTTTGACCCAACCGCTGTTATCACGCAGATACTAGATGGATGCTTCGATTCTGCGATGGAATGGACCGTTCTCCAACGTTACTTCAGCCGCTTCAAGGGAGCTCTCGACAAGTGGGCAGGCGGTCGGTGTCTGTTCGCTCACCAGTCTCTGGGTGGGTGCGGCGCCCGACTTCCAAGTGTCCATGGGACCAAGCGTTGCCAGACGGGTTGTGGGCCATGCTTCCATCGACCTGGTCTCCGCTGGAAGACAGCTGTCAGCCACGAGCAGCTGGCTGTCGCAAGTGGCCTCATGCTTAGCGGTAGCCTGGCTTCTCTTTACGGACCGCACCTTGAAACGCAGATCCAGCCCCCTGAACTTTTTAGAAGTCCTTGGAATGTCTATGGTAAGCCAAACTACTGGACGGCCGCAGACCATATCTATAAGGAGCTGGGGGACCAGCACAAACGACTAATCCGCGAGGTGGGAACGCGTGTGTCCCTGGACCCCGGTCAACTACTTTGTTCGCGTCTGGTTCACCAGGACCAAGGCCTCATGGCCGTCCGTGAGACCGAGGTGATCCACTTTACTTGGGAGTCTCCTCGCGGTCAGACTGTCTCCCGTGATCGCGACTGCTGTACTGACCGTCAAGCGCGTCAGTGTAGCGTTTGTGAACTCTGGAGTGTTGGTCGCCTGTGTAACTGCTGTGGTTCGGCCTATCGCGGCCCTAGAGCCGTCCGTGCGCTGGCCTCGATCTTGAAGAGACCATCCTCGTATCGTTATGTCCCGTCCGGCGTGAATCTTTCAGCAAAGCGACTTGAGATTCTTGGCTACGTCCCGCCCACCGAGGATGAGTTTGACGTTGCTCTTAAAACGTTCGTGACTCAATGTCACCTCCTTGTCGACAGCGACTTGGAGCTCTCCCCCGCCCCTCGGTACAGTGGGCGCGGGATTGATCTGCGGG